AATCGTTGGCTGATTTTTTTATTTTCTGAATTTGGTTAGGGTAGAGATAAAATAGATTTATAGATAGATGAAAAATAAGCAATTAAAGAAACTTAGAAAAGGAGGTAATAAAACAAAGAATTATAGATAATAGGTTAGCGAAAATACCCCCCCCCCACTAAGGCAAATACGTGCGAGGGGCGAATTAAGAAATGTATCTTAATTATTTAATGCCCATTGCAGCTTTAGATTGTTTTAGTTGCTCAAGTGCTTGAGTACAACTTTGATCTTGAGCAGCGCTAGGTAAAGCGGCAAATTGTTGTTTTGCTGCTTCATATTGTTGTTTATATACGTCAACTTGTGCTTGTGGCATTGCTTTCAGCATACCTTCATACTCCTCAAAATATTTTTGGCAAGCAGGCGATAAATCTGCAGCAGATACGCTAACTGCAATACCCATTAATGATAAAGATAAAAGTAATTTTTTCATTGTTACGATTCCTTATGAATAAAAAATGAATAAAAGTTTGCCTATAAACCAGGCTTTTTTATTGTAACATACCTTTTTTTAAGTATCTATAATAATTTTACTTTTTTAAACAAAATAATTAAATTTCTAGGTGTAAATTAAACACCAAGAAAAGAAGATTATTTAGTAGAAATCCTATAAATTTGTGATAAAAGAAGAAAATTAAAGTAATCTGATAAGAAAAAAATATGCCAAAAAATGAAAGGCGTGAATTTTCACGCCCTAGTTCAATCAACTCTTTTTTAATTTAAAGTTTAAAATCTTCAAAATCATCGACATCAACTTTAGAGTCAATCTGACCAACAAGATAGGAGCTAACTTCCACTTCTTGTGGAGCAACTTGTACATTATCGGATACCAACCACGCATTAATCCATGGAATTGGATTGGAACGAGTAGTAAATGGTAATGGCAAACCAACCGCCTGCATACGAATATTAGTAATATATTCTACATATTGGCACAAAATATCTTTATTTAATCCGATCATTGAACCATCTTTAAAGAGATAATTTGCCCAATCTTTTTCTTGTTCAGCAGCGGCAACGAAAAGATCATAGGCTTCTTGTTGACATTCTTCTGCAATTTCTGCCATTTCTGGATCATCTTGACCTGCAGCCATAATATTTAGAATATGTTGTGTTCCAGTGAGATGAAGAGCTTCATCACGAGCTATAAATTTGATAATTTTTGCATTGCCTTCCATCAGTTTACGTTCTGCAAAGGCAAAAGAACAGGCAAAAGAAACATAAAAACGAATAGCTTCCAATGCATTGACACTCATTAAACAAAGGTAGAGCTGACGTTTTAAATTTCGTAATGTCACTTGATATTCTTTACCGTCAACTGTATAACTCCCTTCACCATAAAGGGAATAGAGCTGTGAATCACGAATTAGATCATCATAATAAGCTGAAATATCTCTTGCTCGTTTAATGATTTCCTGATTCGTAACAATATCATCAAATACAATCGAAGGATCATTCACAATATTGCGGATAATATGTGTATAGGAACGAGAATGAATGGTTTCTGAGAACGTCCAAGTTTCTATCCAAGTTTCTAATTCGGGAATAGATACCAACGGCAACAAAGCTACATTTGGACTTCGACCTTGAATTGAGTCGAGCAGTGTTTGATATTTTAAATTACTGATAAAAATATGTTTTTCGTGTTCCGGTAAAGATTGATAGTCAATACGATCTTGAGATACATCCACCTCTTCCGGACGCCAGAAAAAAGAGAGTTGTTTCTCAATAAGTTTTTCAAAAGTTTCATATTTTTGTTGATCGTAACGTGCCACATTTACGTTTTGTCCGAAAAACATCGGCTCTTTAAGTTGATCGTTTTTATGTTGTGAGAAGGTGGTATAAGCCATTTTATTTTCCTCGACTAGATATGAGTAAGAAAAAGGTCAGAGTGACTGACCTTTTTATTAGAATTAAATCTTACAAGCACCGCCGGCACAGCCATCATCAAGATCTTCTTGACTATCCTCAGCACCGTCACGCGTATTTTGATAATAAAGCGTTTTTATTCCATATTTATAGGCTGTCAATAAATCTTTTAACAACACTTTCATTGGCACTTTACCGTCTTCAAAGCGTTGTGGATCATAATTGGTATTAGCCGAAATGGATTGGTCGATAAATTTTTGCATAATCGCAACTAAATGCAAGTAACCATCGTTATTCGGAATATCCCAAAGCAATTCATAATTTTCACTTAAATTTTCATAATTTGGCACAACTTGACGCAGAATACCATCTTTTGATGCCTTGATGCTGACAAATCCACGTGGTGGTTCAATACCATTTGTTGCGTTAGAAATTTGTGAAGAGGTTTCTGACGGCATTAATGCGGTTAAGGTTGAGTTACGCAAGCCAAATTCTTGAATCTCTTTGCGTAAACTTTCCCAGTCATAATGCAGTGGTTCTTTGGTTAAACTATCGACATCTTTTTTGTAGGTATCGATCGGCAAAATACCTTTGGCATAAGTTGTTTCATCAAAGAATTGACAAGGCCCGAACTCTTTTGCTAATTGGTTTGATGCCTTCAATAAGTAATATTGAATCGCTTCAAAAGTGCGGTGAGTTAAATCATTGGCAGAACCGTCCGAATAACGCACACCGTTTTTGGCTAAATAATAGGCATAATTAATAACACCGATACCTAACGCACGACGACCCATTGCCCCAATTTCAGCTGCTTTCACTGGATAGTTTTGATAATCCAATAAAGCATCCAATGCACGCACTGCCAAATCAGCTAAATCTTCCAATTCATCCAAATTGTTTAATGCACCAAGATTGAATGCAGAAAGGGTACAAAGCGCAATTTCACCGTTTTCATCGTGAATATGTTGCAACGGCTTGGTCGGTAACGCAATTTCAAGGCAGAGATTGGATTGACGCACCGGTGCCACTGCAGGATCGAACGGCGAGTGAGTATTACAATGATCCACGTTTTGGATATAAATACGACCAGTTGATGCACGCTCCTGCATTAATAACGAGAACAGTTCGATAGCTTTAACCGAACGTTTACGAATATCCGGATCCTGCTCATATTTTAAATAAAGCTGTTCAAATTTTTCCTGATCGGCGAAGAACGCTGAATAAAGCCCCGGCACATCAGATGGGCTGAAGAGTGTAATATCTGCGCCTTTAATTAAACGTTGATACATCAGTTTATTTAACTGCACACCGTAATCCATATGGCGCACACGGTTATCTTCAACACCACGGTTATTTTTTAATACTAATAAACTTTCAACTTCTAAGTGCCAAATTGGGTAATAAACCGTTGCAGCACCACCGCGAACACCACCTTGAGAGCAAGATTTCACCGCTGTTTGGAAATGTTTATAAAATGGGATACAGCCGGTATGGAATGCTTCTCCATTACGGATTGGACTACCCAATGCACGAATAGCGCCGGCATTTACGCCAATTCCGGCACGTTGTGACACATATTTCACAATAGCGGCAGAAGTTGCATTAATTGAGTCTAAACTATCATCACATTCGATTAATACGCAGGAGCTGAATTGACGAGTTGGGGTACGAACACCCGCCATAATTGGTGTTGGTAATGAAATTTTAAAAGTGGATGTCGCATCGTAAAAGCGGCGAATATAATTCAAACGCGTTTCTTTTGGATATTGGGCAAATAAGGAGGCAGCGACTAAAATATATAAAAATTGAGCAGACTCATAAATCTCACCAGTTACGCGATTTTGTACTAGATATTTCCCTTCAAGCTGTTTAACAGCAGCATAAGAGAAAGTCATATCACGCCAATGATCGAGATAAGTATCCATTTCATCCCATTCTTCACGGGAATAATCTACTAAAAGAGAAGCGTCGTATTTCCCCATACGAACTAAACGCTTTACTTGTTCATAAAGGCGAGGTGGCTCAAAATGACCGAAAGCTTTTTTACGTAAATGGAAAATAGCTAAACGAGCAGCAAGGTACTGATAGTCTGGAGTATCTTTACTAATTAAATCTGCAGCAGATTTAATGATTGTTTCGTGAATATCAGAAGTTTTAATGCCTTCATAAAACTGAATATGTGAACGCAATTCTACTTGCGAAACAGAAACATTATTTAAACCTTCTGCTGCCCAAGTAATTACACGATGGATTTTATCCAAATTGATAGGCTCTAAACGCCCATCACGTTTAGTTACTCGAAGTGATGTATTCATTAATAAAGATCCCTAACACAATATGTTGTATTTTTAAAAAAATTTTCGTCAATATAATGTGTTTCGAGAAAAACTCAAGCAGAAAAATTTTTTGAAATGAGCGATCTATAATTGACAAAAAATAACTTATTTAAAAATAAAGGATTTCTTAATCTGAGCGTAAATCTGTTCGTACAAAAAGAAAACAGTGCAAGGTTAAGTATAATAATTTTAATAAATTTCGTTTAAAATCAACAACATAACTAAAAATTCATCAGAATGGGATGATTAAATTAAAAAATGTATTAATTAAAACTATCTATACGATATTAAATGGGTTGGAAATATAAGATATTAAAAATAAGAATGGTGCACCGGGTGGACTCGTTTTAATTATTTATATGATTGATTTTAATTGATATTTTATTTTATTAATTTGTTCATAGTTACTTTCATAGTTACTAAAATCCAAAGCCACCGTAATTTGTTACTATACGGCTTTATTTTAGCTTAGTTTTCTCTTTGCCGAACAATATTTTTTATAAATAGTGTACACCCTATTCACCTTTTATATATTTAAAGAAAAAAATAAATATATATCAATAATATATATAATATTTTTAGGGTGAACACTAGTGTTAACCAGTGTTCATCAGTGTTCACCTTTGAAGAAGTTTTAAATCTGTATTTAGTGGCTTAAATTGAGCCACTAATTTAATTTTGTATTTTCGACATTTATCGACATCATTTTAGAGAATTATTTTTATTTCTTGATCACGCTATAAACCCTTATTACATAAGGCATAAGCAGGCAAAACAATGATATTTTGATCGCCCTATTTGCCTTAATTATTCAACAAGATGATGATGACTAGAAAAGCGAAAAATTGCCGAAAACCGCGAGCCCGCAACCCCGTGGAAAGCCCTACCCGTTGGGAGTACCTTTTTCATAGGAGGGCGGGCAAAAAGTTCAACGAAAAACCCCAAGCAACCGCCCCTGTAACCTTATGTAATCGCTATTACAGTTTTTCTACCTTTTTTAAGATAATCATTGAATTAATCCCATTTTGGGATATAATCAATTCAAAACTTGAGGGAAAGAAATGAGAATTATCTCAACGGCAAAATTAATCGCTTACTATCAAAAGCACCCAGAAACGGAACAGCCCTTAAAAGCCTGGATTGCGGAAGCTAAAAAAGCAAACTGGCAAAGCGTACACGATATAAAGGCGCAGTATCGTAATGCAAGTATTTTAAAAAATCGCCGTGTTGTCTTTAACATTAAAGGCAATGATCACCGCTTAATTGTTGCTATCGCATTTCAGATGGGGGCGATTTACATTAAATTCATAGGCACACATAAAGAATATGACAATATCAACGCAGATAGCATTGAGCCGTAAAGGGAGGGAAGAAATGAATATCAAGCCAATAAGAACAGAAGCCGATTATCAAGCGGCGTTACGCAATATAGAGCCTTATTTTGATTTAGAGCAAATGACAGAAGAACAGCAAGATTATTTTGAAATAATGCTTGCTTTGATTGAGGCTTACGAGGCGAAGCACTACCCAATAGAACCGCCTGATCCAATAGAGGCGATTAAGTTTAGAATGGAGCAACAAGGGCTTGAAATTAAAGATTTAGAAGGGATTATTGGCAAGCCAAATAGAGTTTATGAAATCTTCAATAAAACAAGACCGCTAACGCTAAATATGATTAGAAATATCAATAAAAAAATGGGTATTAGTGCAGATATTTTAATCCACCAGCATTAAGAACTTATTCAATTAAAAAAATAGCCTTGCCGATTGGCAGGGCTTTTTTATTACTAGATAAAAACACAGTTAAATGATTGCGTTTGTGATTTATGTAGACGTATAATGACGCACAAAGAAGCAATTAATCAGTTATTAACTATTCCTTAATAACTCAAAATTAAGTGCAACTAGAGACGGCGTAATTAACCGGCTTGAAGAGAAAGTAACCCTATTTGCTTTTCTGTTGCACTACCATCAATAAATAGGGCAACGTATAGGGGCGTTTTATGGGTGACAATTCCTATAACAAAAATCAATTTATCTCTATTGAAGAACTTATTAAATGGGCTTTGCCTTTCAATAAAAACGATCGAGAAAAAGCACTTAGCGATTTAATCCGGACTTTGCAAATGCAGGGCGAAGACTGTTACCTATACGAGCAAATATCAGGAATAAAGCCAAGATTATTAAAATCTAAAGAACCGGCTTTATTAAAAGCACTTGATATAAGATTACAAGATTACTTAAATGATGATATGCCATTTTGAGAAGGGGGAATGATGGATTTAAGAAGCGATCTTTTAATTAAAAAGTCAGATATCGAAAAATCGTTAGGCGTAAGCATTGAGCCGAATAATAAAAAGCCAAAACTAAATGCCAATTTATCTACATTTGCAATGTTTCCCGAACTTTCTATTGAAGATGTTATTTGCATATTTTTAGATATTCCCTTTGGCGATGGCCATATTGAATATGATCGTATTTATTCCGCTTTGGTTGATGCAATTGAAAATAAAAGAATTAAAGGGCGAATAGGCTATGATTTTTATGGCAATACTAGCTATTTTATATCGCACGACACCGCCAACCAATGGGCGAAAACATACGGCTTAAATTGGAATGTTCCGAGTTATAAAGACCCTAACGCGACAATAGTCGAAAACACTTCAGAAGAAAATGATAATTTAGAAAAAGAGCTTGAACAGGCTAAACAAAGAATTGTCGAATTAGAAACAATATTACAAAGCAAAGAAGAGCAAGCCGAAAAAGTGAATTTCAATGCTGTTGATTATGATCAATTTAGCATTTACGGCCATACAAGCGAAAATTTAAATATTGTTTTTGAGGTTATAAAGAAATTTGCCTCAAAAGTGGATAAAGACAATCCGCACTCTTACCCAACGAAAGAGGAATTAAAGGCATTTATCAAACGCTATTTTAGTGATAATGAAAAGTTAGCCGAAGCGATTTATCAAATAATTATTCCTGAAAATGTGAAAACAAGAGGAAGAACACCGCAAGGCGTAGAGACCTTTCAAGGCTTTAATTAACGGCAATTATTACATCCAATAAGGCTATATTCTAATAAAGGGTATAGCCTTTTTTATGGGCTTTATTCTATATCCTTTACAAACCTTTTTAGTCTATAACTTAATCCTTTCATTTTCCATAATTTCCACCACCAAGACGCACAGGGATAAACCTAGACTTATTCAGCAACGTATTTTTAAAGGGGGAAATAATGGAAAAAACACCTATTGAAAAACACTACACACAAAAAGAACTCACAGCGTTAGGCATTGGATCACGTTCAACTGTAGATCGCCTTGTACGTGCAGGCAAATTAAAACGGGTAAAAATTGGAGCTTGTAGCCGTTACCCTGAAAGCAGCGTAAAAGCCTATTTAGACAGTATCAACGCATAAGGGGGAAAGATGGAGCAAATTAAAAAACTTATTTCAGGCAAGGAAGTAACCGCCTTTGTTGGCTTTGGCCGCACAAAATTGAATGAGCTAGTTAAAGCAAATCAATTCCCACAGCCGATCCGCTTTTCACAAAATTTTATCCGTTGGGATTTAGAAGAAGTGAATGCGTGGATTGAAGAGCAGAAAGCGGCACGTTCTGGCAACCAATCCAAAATTGGATTGGTTGAATAGTGGATAAATCAAAGGTAAGTAAATGCAGCATAAAGGCATTATTGGATTTATCAGCAGATTATTAACGATAGTCAATATAGGGGGAAATATGAGCGAGCAAGGTGCAGACAAAGCAGGATTAGCCATATCAGACGGCATTAAATCATTTTTTCGATATGTTGGAATGGGGATATTTATTGCACTGATTTTATGGTTATTGCCAAGTGTATTAAGTGCATTATCAGATTTTATATTAGCGATTAGAACTTAATCAAAAAACAGACAAGAAAAACACAGCAAGGAGGAATTATGCAAATCACTGATACTAGCCGCAACACGCAGCGATTAGCCATTTTGAACAGGTTAAAACAAGGGGCTTGTTCAACATTGGAATTTAGAGCAATGGGCATTTGTAGCCCGGCACCGCGTATTATGGAGTTACGCGCACAAGGCTATGACATTTCCACCAGCAAAAAAAACGAAATCGATCACGCAGGGGTTAAGCACAACGGCATAGCCGTTTATACCTTACATTCAACACCGGAGGACTAAAGAAATGACAACATCACAAAAAATCAAATTAGGCGAAATTAAAGGACTTATCGCCCAAATTAAAGCACTTTCAGAAGCTGGCGGATTAAACGCGGTTTCAATGACGGAGAAAGGCAAATCAAAGCCAGTTAGCCGAACCGGAATTTTTAAATCCATCAACACGATTGCAGCACTGGCAGAAATTGAAATGCAAGAGCTGGCGGAAAGTATCGAGCAGACAAAAACCTTGCTAGAAATCGCTAGCAATCAAGGCGGACAAGTTACCGACAAAGACGGCAAGCCGTTATCTGTTGAAGAAGTCTTAGAATTGGCATTTGACGTACTCACCGAAGCAGAAACGCACTTAAATACGCTTATTAACCACTAATTTTTATTTGTCACATTGTCACAACTTACACCGCTGGTGGAAGTTACAAAGGAAACTAAGCAAAGAAAAAGGCTTACAGCGGTAAGCCTTAATATTCAATACCCAGAAAACAGGATGATTATGCAAATCACGAAAACCAATTATAGCCAAAATATGAATATCGTTCATATATATTTTGATATGAATGAAAATTTTTATCGTGCAACCGAGGCAAATTTATCGTATTTTAACACCGCACTTTCAAACAGTGCCGAGCCTGGAAACTCGAACGATATATCAGTGGCGTATAGTAACACGCCTATTAATGCGTGTTTTTTTATGCGTAGCACAAACACACCCAAAGAACGCCTAAAAATGGCGTGTTCTTCTATGGTAGCGTGTTATGGGAAAGGTTTCGCCCTTTGCTGTGTTCCACTGATCGCAGTTTTCCAGCCCGTAACACGTTACCGCCCAAGCCTGGAAACTTTCGCGGTAACTTCTAAATATTTATTCAGTGGAGTTACAGCAATGCTTTATCTATTCAAAGCCGTGAGCCGTTCAGACTTACGCAATACAAAAAAACATTTTTCCTTATTCCCACGTTATACCGTGCGCATAAATGCCGACAGTATCGAGCAAGCCACCGCACAAGTCGCCCCGTTTTTTGTGATTTTGGGGGTGAAAAATGTTTAATCTCACCTTGACCCCTAATGTAGTAAATTGTAGTATTGCGGACACTACTACATACAACGGAAACCGCACCCGTAAGACTTGCGGATTTTTTACACCTCAAATTCATATCCAAGGGCGACTAACCCTATCAGATAATGCCGAATTTGTGGCAAGGTCTATACGCCGAACTAAGGCGGAGTTTATCCGCACGAATAAGGTGAGCCGATTAACAGCGGTAGTTGAAGCCTTGCCACACCTATCAAGGTTGGCAAATCATTTACTAATTACTGTTAAGAGAACTTCCACAATGAAAACTATCACAAAACCCACCGCACTATTAGGCGCGGTTTATCCTATAGCTGCTTTTCTATCACAATGCAAATTTACATTCTGCTTAGCTTCTGTGGAGGTGAGCAATGAGCGCTAATACCAAAAATAAAACACTACAACTTGAGGTTTTAGAAAGAGACATTAGCGCGTTACACCAACCGATCACGCTATTAAATATTCTAGCCGGACGCACCGATATTGAAGCGTTAGAGCCTTGTGAAATTCAAGATGCCTTAAAGGGCATTGAAACCTTGTTATATGCACAGCTTGAAATGATCGAAGACAGAATCGCAATGTTAAAGGAGGATTAAAATGTATAAAATCACAAGAACCGTTGATATTGGTAATGGATTGGGATTAAACCTTATTCAAAGATTAGCCACCAGCGAAAAACTGGCAAAAGCCTATCAAGCGGAATATTACCGAAAATATGGGCAACTTTTGCAAATTTCAAAGACGTTTAAAGCAGGTTTAGCGATTTTTGAAATGAAATCATCAATGATTTTTGGCATTGTTGAGAATGAGAAAGAGGCGAGAACGGCAATCAGACATTTCCAGGTAATATTTCCATTATTTGAATTTAATACATTGCCTTTAACTGATTTGAGGCTAGCCCCTTTTTTCTTAAAGGAGGCGAACAATGGCTAAACCTACTTCAACAATAAGTCATTTTCCACAATGGAAACGGCAAGGCGAGCTAATCAAGCTGGCTAACCGCAGATGCTTTGATAATTTCCCTGATGCTTTTCATCATAAAACTCAGATGAAAAAAGAGAGCCAAGCCCTACTTGAAGGGCTTGTACAAGGGCGTAAATTGTTGCTTGAGCTAATCAATGATCAAACGTTAAACACTGAACAGCAAGCAAAAAATAAAGCCTTTAAACGTTCAGCCAAGTTTTTAATTGAGCTTTTAACGGCAGTGGTAGCGGATGTGGAACAGTTGGAAACCGAGCGGACGGAAAGCGAGAAATTGGCGGAGGGTGAACAATGACTAAACCATTGAAAAACGCCCCAAATATGGCAAAGCAGAAGATGGGTGAGCCTTATAGTGCTTTAACTATTCTAGCCGGCTCTAATGCGTGGCAGGCGTGGAATAAAGGCAACGGCACAGAATGGCTACTTATTGCAGAAAATGACAGCGAACGGCGCAACGCCGTTCCCGTTATTCTAGGCGAAGCGCAGTTAAAGCAGATTAGCCAATATCGATTAGCCCCGAAAGATAAAAAGATGATTGATATTTTCCAATATGGCGAGCTTAGCAGTGATCAATTAGATGAAATTTGCTTAAACCTTGCCAAACACACCGAAGCGCAAACAGTCGCTTTATATAATTCTATTGGCGACAGAATGGAGGATTTAAGCGGCTACATTGAAAGAATGAGGAAAGGCGACACGGTAGCCAATGAACAGGAAGTTAGAGGATGGTTAAACCGTGATGAAACGATTAAAGACAGTTCCGCCACCAGCGAAAAAGCAAAGGCATTTAAGCAGTGGTTAGGGCTTGATTTAGCGTTACAACGTGGCAGCCGTGAAATCTATGCTTATGATGGCAATCTTTGGCAACAAGTAGATGATGAAACACTGGAAGAAAAAGCGGTGCAATTTTTTGAGGTAAATCAACTTTTATACAGTGATGTTTCTGTTTTGAGGTTGATCAACACCTTAAAAATACAGTTACCAAAAATGATAGAGTCTTCATCATCATTAATCTATTTCCGAAATGGCACGTTAAACCGTAATACGTTGTTATTTGAGCCAATCAAGCGAGAGGATTTTGTCACCTCTTGCCTGAATTGTGATTATAGCGACCAACCACAACCAACACCGCACTTTAATCACTGGTTAGAATTTGTGGCCAACGGCAATGAACAGAAAAAAACGAATATTCTGGCCGCACTTTATGCCGTGTTGACCAACCGTTATGACTGGCAACTCTTTTTTGAAATCACCGGAGATGGCGGAAGTGGTAAATCTGTTTTTGCTAAGATTGCGACAATGCTAGTAGGCAGCAATAGCACCGCACAAGGACGCTTAGAAGATATGGACGACCCAAAAGGGCGAGAAAACTTCATCAATAAAAATTTGATCATCAGTTCCGAACAGTCACGCTATGGCGGTGATGGGGCAGGATTAAAGAGCATTACCGGAGGCGACCCGGTAAGCATTAACCCAAAATATAGAAAACCTTTTGATACGGTTATTCAATCGCTGGTGATGATAGTCAATAACGAAGCGACCCGATTTACAGAACGTTGCGGAGGCATTGATAGACGGCGTGTTATTTATTGTTTTGATCGTGTTGTTCCTGATGAGCAACGTGATCCGGACTTATTGGCAAAGATTGAACAAGAAATTAGCGGCGTAGTTTATCAACTTATGCAGCGATTTAAAGACCCAATGGACGCAAAACGGGCTTTATACAATCAGCAGGGAAGTGAAGAAGCGTTAGAAGTAAAATCACAAACCGACCATATCACCGAATTTTGTGGCTATTTCTTCACAAGTGAGCAATGCAACGGGCTATTTGTGGGCAATGCCGGAATGTTTAGGGCAGAACGCACACACCTTTATCCGGCATATCTTGCCTTTACCAGAGCTGGCGGCATAAAAAGCGAATTAAGCCTAAATAATTTTGCTATATCACTGAAACAAGGGCTTAAACAGCACGGCAATAAGCCGGACTATGCCAAAAAAAGAACAAAATCAGGCTTTCGCACTAACGTGCATTTTAAGGATGTGGAAGAGTTTATAAAATCCTTTATAAAATAAATAGTTAGGTTTAAAAATAGGGCAGAAATGCCCTTTTTATTGCCTAAAATAGCCTAAAAGGGTGCACCCCTAAAGTGAACACTCTACACCCTATTTTTTATATTTAAGATATTGAAATATAAATAAAAAATATTGCTAATGCACAGGGTGAACACCTTTTAGCAAAAAAAATTTATTGGACTAGATAGTCTTTTCGCACTTTTCCACATAATCGCCCCAAATTTGCATAGCCGGGCGACGTAACTCAACATAATCATAACGATTATAGGCTTGACTGGTTGAGTCGCCTATCTTATGAGCAAGGCAGCTTTCAGCGATCCGAAAATCAATCGCCTGTTCTTCTAAATACGTTCTAGCAATAGATCGTAAACCGTGGCTATCCTGAATGCCTTTATAGCCAATTTTGCGCAAAGCATTAGCGACCAGCTCTTTACTCGCCGACCTATTAGGCAAGTGATTATGAGGAAACACAAAACAATGTTGCCCAGTCATTGGCTTTAACTCTTGTAGCAGAGAAAGCATTTGCGAAGAAAGCGGCACAATATGGGAAAATTGCCCTTGCTTAGTTTTCTTCATTTTAATAGCAGGAATAACCCAAAGATTTTTAACAAAGTCTATTTCCGCCCATTCAACCGATACCGCTTCAGCAGGTCTAACCATTGAAAGCAGTTGCCACTTAAACAAGAGCTTAGTAAGTAAAGAAAGTCGAGCATTGGCAACATCAAAGAGCAGTTTAGGCAGTTGTTCCGGCTTAATTGCCGGGTGATTGGTTTGTGGTGCTTTATGATAAGCACTTGCCGCCTTTTGGCATAAATTTATCTGAATCACGCCGATTGTGACGGCATAATTAAAAATCTGATTGGTTAGATTGAACATTCTATGTAGCGTATCATTAAAGCCCTGATCGTCTAGAGGCTTTAACACTTCAATGAGCAAAGGGGAAGTGATTTTGTCTATTTTATAATTGCCAATCACCGGGAATAGATAGCGTTCAAGCCTAGCCCAATTTTTTTGCATTGTAAGCGGTTCTACTTCTTTCGCCCTCTTTTCTTTCCAACGGCAGGCAATGGAATAGAATGTATGTGATTGTTCTTGCCCCTGCAGTTTTATTTGTTCTTGCGGATCGACACCATTAGCCAATAATGCCCGAAATTCCTCACGTTTTGCCCGTGCTTGTGATAAAGATATTTCAGGATAAGCCCCGATACTAAACTTAGTGCGTTTATTGATGACAGGGCGATAATAATTAAATTGCCACGTTTTAGAACCGGTGGTGGAGATAAGCAAAAATAGTCCATTGCCATCAGTTAAAGTATAGGGCCTGCCCTTTGGTTTTGCCCGGTCAATTTCTGTATTGGTTAAAGGCTTTGTAACCCTTGCCATATCAAGTTCCTTTTGTTTTTAGTAACTATGTAAAAACAAATTTAGCACATAGTTACTATGATAGTTACTAAAATCTTTGGTCAGAACCGATTTAATACGAAAGGTTGCGAGGGGTAAAACAACCGAAAAGCCCTGTTATTACTGGATTTATAAAGGTTTTTTGATTATATATGAAAGGTTGCGAAAGGTAAGATGGTGCGACCGGGTGGACTCGAACCACTGACCCCCACCATGTCAAGGTGATGC